GCACTTGGTTTCCACCACCACCAGGAAGTTCTTGAATAGGCACTTTACCTGGATTTGGATCACCTTCAACAGTCAATGATCTACCTATAATAGATCCTGTTTGAAAGTACATATTTAATGCCTCTTGTGGATTATAGCTAGTGCCGTTTCCTAAATCAATTTCAGCTAGCCCATCAGCATCAATATAAACACCTGATGGTGTCATTCTTTGTATTGCTTGTTGTAGCTTTAAATGCGTTAACTGAATTAAATCAGCATAAGGTGTCATTTTAGCAACTAAAGAATCAATTTTACCTTTATATATTCTAGGAGCTGCTACAATATAATTCATTAAAACTTTATTCGCGTTAGAATGAGGCCTAATCATATTAGTAGCTTTTTTCCATTTTAAAAGTTTATTAGCTCCTAAAATATAAACACCTTCATATATTACTTCTTGTGCCTTTGCTACTCTTTCAAATCTTGTTCTTTTATCTTTTGGCGGATCAAAAGAATCATCTTTTTCAATTGCTTTTTCAGCACCAGAAGCAATTTCTTTTATTTTATAAACGTTATTTTCCCACGTTTTCCAATTAAAATATAGAACATTAACACTGTTGTCTGCTGAATCCGTAGTATTTTCTACACTATAATTATTTGAATAATTATTCCAGCCTCCGCTTTTACTACTTAAATCTTCCATGTCTTCGTTTGATAAACTTGGAAATTGTTTTTTAAGTTCATTTACTCTTGTTGATTTTATTTCACCAAAATAATAACAGTCTTGAAAATAAGGATCTTCTGTATATGACCATATTAAGTTTGCTGGATCAACATAATCTAGTTTGATACCGTCGGTATTATTAAAAGAATGACGAGCTGCTCCAATACCTAATACAGCTATATCATAATCAACACGAGATTTTGTATATTCGTATTTGTTTTGATTAAATATATTTGATATTGCTTGCTCTTGTGCTATTTCTATACCTTGCTTATAATTGAGCTGCATAAATAAATCCAGCTCTTCGCTTGATCCAGGTAATTTTTCTTTTTCAATATTACGTACATTAGTACCAAGCTCAGCTTCAATTAAATCAAGCATAGCATTAGTGTTCATATCTCTTTGAACACCTTCAACGTATTTTGTGCGTTTACCAGTAGAAATAGGATCTTCACCTACCGCTCTAACATTATATAAGCGGTCTTGCATTCCATTTACAACAATATCAATAAACTTCGGAATGATTGGCACGGGTTTCCAATCTAAGTTAAGATATGATAAATCACCATTAATAGCAAATTCATCTTTATATTTTCTTATTGATTGTTCGCCTCTAGCATATAAACGTAACCTATGAAATTCATCGCGTAAAGCATAATACCTGCCTTGTGATCCGCGGCCTGAATTAAACCATTCTTGTTCTATGGCTTTTGCAACCTGCGTACCATATTCAACAGTTTTTTTCTCTGAATCAGACACTGCCTGACTTGGAAAATTAGAATAGTTATTTTTTATTTTTGCCATATTTACTTAATTAGCACACTTTGATCTCCTTCATTCTTATATCTTGAGAATGAAAAATTAAGTTTTTTAGTTGATCTCTCTTGTTTTGGTCTATATAAATGTTTTCTACAAGCCATTATTGCTAAACCACTACTGATTGAAGCATCATGTGCTGTTCTTTTTGATATATCAAATTTTGCCCAATCTTCTAATGTTCTTTGGAAATACATATTTCCATAATTATCACCAATCTTTCCTACGTTTTCTTCTATGTAAGATTCAATTGCCGCCGCGTGAGCTTGTCTTATATCTTCAGATGTGTTTGGTATACCGCCAAGTTCAGCTTCTGTTTTTGACAACGTCCCTCGTAATTTATCTGGGCGGTTCATAGAAAACCCTCTATAACCTCTTCTTTTAAAATGATATAATAATCTTGGTTTATTATTTTCCGCTAGTATTGACATTCCATAAAATACACAAGCCATTAAAACATCTTCAAAAAATATTTCAGCTGTTTGTGGTCTTGCAATATATTCTAAAAAGAATTTACTAGGGGGAAAGTCAGGATTCATTGAAAAAGTTGTTAAACCGTGTAATGCACCATTAGATCCACCGCCGCCAACTGTTCCTGATATATCATATGAGTCACAACCAAAATATCCAAATCCTTCATTACCTGGATATTTTATACCTCCTTTTTCAATTACATTATTTCTATGTTCCGCTTTTGGCAACCAGCTTATACGGAATCTACCGTTTTTGTTTGGTGTCCAAATAACTTCTGTATCTTTTATTCCATTGCGCCAAGAAAAGCTGCCTTTAACAACATAGCCATTCATAGCCATCTCTTCATTATGATCTATTTGCTCATAGATCTTAGTAAGATTAAATAATGAATTTACTGTTTCATCTCTAAACGCATGCTTTTCACTTCTTGGAAATTGTCTATAGTATTCATTTAAAGCATCAGAATCATTTTTTAAACCTTCTACCTCGTTTTCCCAGTGCTCAATAACTCCTGTATGTATGAGACCGCCATCAATTCCTTCAACCGATTCTCGTGGTGTATTGAAGACAGGGAAGCCATACTTATCAATGAATCCCTCGTAGCCCCATTCCATAGGAACGAACAAAGCGTATAATCCACTTGTAGTCTGGCCATTTTTATTTCGTGATCTAACATCTGAGTCATAGTACAATTTTTTAAAATTATCCCCGCCTTTATCTAAGGCATTTGATGTAGATCCCATCATGCATTTGCCAACAATCTTAGCCCCTAGTCTTAAACAAGTTTTTGTTACACGCCAGTTATTTAATATATTATCAGGTCGCTCCCATTTACCAGATTCGTCATGAACTAATAAAATTAATTTTTCACCATCATAACTATTGTCTCCGGTGTTCTTCCAGTCTATTGTTGTGTCGAGCCCCTGCCCCGTGAAATCATCTTCGGCCTCTTTGAAGGAATTTCTCGTGAGCCTCCTCGAGGGTACCTTATAGGATAATTCGGTTTTCGGACGTTCCATTCCGTCCTGTATCGGTTTGAAAAAGAACGGGTAGTTGGTCGATATTGGTACAACCTTGTCTGTAAACATCTTTTTAGCATCGGATCCTGACTTAGATAATATTCCAAATCTTGAGTCCCTTGATGTTGTAGCAACGTTAACAGTTTCTGAAGACGCCATGAAGCTAAAACCAGACCGTCTGTTTTTGAGGTAGCACATTCCATAACATCTGTTATCAGCCTTGCATGCTTCCCAAAAGTAATAGAAGATCCTGTTGGCATGCCTGAAATCGGGTGCCCCCACGTCAATCTTCGTCCAGTTGAGATACATATAGTGTGATCCTGTAATGTAGCATGGCTCACCGTTGCACATGAACCAATAACCATCATTCCTACGAGTAAACTCAGTATCAATATAGCTGTAGTATTGTTCTTTAGTTTTTTCAGTAAGATGTTTAAATTCATGTACGGTTTTTATTCTGTCTAATGATTCAGGTCTTTCCCTTCTTATAAATACTTGGTCTTCTTTCTTTAATTCCTGACCATTTATTTTTTCAGGAGTTTTAGGTATTGCTATCTTGAGACCTTGAATCTCATATATTTCACCAATTGTACCGTCTTTACTTATTACAACGCAATCAAGTTCTTCGTTGTAACCGTACTGGTACTTTTTATATTTATTATTTTTATTTACTTCTTTGGTATCAATATGGTCTATAATTATATTGTAGAGTGATTGTGTATACATTATTTTATCCTATCTTCAACTCCCAAAAATTTTACAGACTCTTTTTTGTTTTCGCTTTTGTCTTCAGATAATTCTTCTATTTTTTCTATTATTTTAAAAGAATCTTCTATTGCAACCCATTTTGCTTGAGCAGCTATTTTTGCTTTTTCAGGTTCTAGTTCAACTAAATCTATTCTTTGTCTTATTACTTTATCTAATTCTAATAATGCAACTCTTGCTGCTTCAATTACTTTTTTCTTTGGATCCATAATTTATTGTTATATGATTTGATAAAATTCTATATAATTTTTGATCCTCTATATTAAACTCATATTCTGAATCAGGCGTAAACCCTACCACGTCGCCTACAGCGAATCCTAACGCGCTTAAATTGCTGTTGCTATACACAAGCTCCCCTAATAATTTTCGCTCGCTATCGGTAGCCCATTTGGAATCATCTTTTAATGGCTTTACAAAACAATAACCTTCTAAGCAATTCCATTGTCCGTTTCTTTTGTAAGCATAGATTTGATCAGGAGGAACCATATATTCTTTATCTCTTATATAGCTAGAAGAATCTTTTTCATTACCTCTAATATCAATCCATCTACGAAATACGTTGTGATGCAATATTACTTCGTCGCCTTTTTGTATAGGTGTTTGAATTATAGCCGGGGTTGAAATAACTTTACCAATTCTATTAGTAAACATAAAATCACGTTCTGTTATTTCTGTATTTAGAATCAGCTCTTGGCCTTCTACATTTGTAGAATTATTATATCTTTGATTACAGTAAATAATAAAATTAAAAATTGATCGCATTAATAGTCTAAATTGTATTCAACTGAGATTGCCATGTTTTTATTAAAATGTTTCCAAGGCAATACCTCGTCATTCTTTTTAATAAATATATTATAAGTTCCGTCTTCTTCTATGATGTCCGAAATAGTGTGCCCACCATAAACTTCTTGGCCAACAGCATAATGCATTGCTTCGTTTTTATAATCTTGACCAATTGATATTTTTCGTATAAGTTTCATTTAATTCTATTTATTATTTTTAAGAAGTCCTTGCATCCCTAAAACAGAATGAAACATTGCTTCATGGTAATACGCCTCTGCTTGATCTTTACTGCAGAATAATATTCTCCAATTTTCAATATTCTTTCCATTACATTTATGCTGAGACATTCTATATTCTGGGTCCATCTTGGTAATTCCACAATAATTTTCTTCTGGTAAATAATACACAGAATAGTAGCCGGGATTTCTAGCTTTACGCTTTGCTAGTATCGTTTTTCTATTCTTTGCATAATATTTCTTTGATGCTGTGTTTCCCATTCTAGTAAGTCCAAATTGTTGTTTCAGGTGCACCGGGATAACCAATACCTACATGCACAAAGTTATTTTTTCTACTTATACCTATTCTTTTAAAGCCAACTTCAATAGCTGCTTTCACTAATT